TTTGAATTACTGATTTTTCGGGTTGATTCAATACAAACCGTTTCCAGGTTTCATCAGTTGGCAGTTCAGGATTAAAGCTTACCCATATTTCTGAATCCGCTTTACGGATAGTAGGAATCAGGACGTTCCAGGAATTGGCTGATACGGATTGGGCTTCTTCCACCCAACAAATATCAATACCTTCAATTGATTTGACGTTGTTGGTGTTGTTCTTAACGCCTACAAATATGAATTCCGTGCCGTTTATGCCACGTATTGTGGTTTGGGTAATTTCGTAATGGGCTTCCAGTTCCAGTTTATAAATCTGGTCGCACAATAGCTTGTGTACCGAATCTTTAATACTGGTTTGGAATTCACGGGCGCACAATACCCGTATTGGTTGTTCGCATCCTTTTAGCAGTAGCGCACGGGCTATGTTCCAGGATTTGGAACCGCCACGGCCACCGTAAAGAATTCTGTAACGTGATTTTTCAGGTACAAATAAGCATTTAAGTTTGGCTGGGAACCGAACCTTGGCCTTAATTTCCTGAATCGTTGACATTGCTTGGTTCTTCAAACGTTAATACAAATCCCGTCTTTAGCTGCATCCCGTCTGGACCACTAATTTCTTGCTTAACTCGATCTGAATAGTTCTTTGGGAACCTAGCCGCCATTGATCTTGACCATAAGCCGGTGTTGATTCTTTCACCATCCTTGTGTTCAATCAGGTTGGCCTGGGCTTGATCTTCCCACCAAGTTTGTGCATACCCGTGGGCATCTTCCAAGGAAGTCCGAAATTCTTCGTGTTCTTCACGCCAACGCTTAAATGAAGTGATGCCAACACCTAGCATTGATGCCATTTGTTCGAAAGATTTGCCCAACTTACCTAGTTCAATTACCTTTTCGCAAAAGGCTGGATCGTATTTAGATGGGCGGCCTACGGGGTTTGTCATTATGCAGCTTCTTTTTCTTCACTAGCTTTTTTGACAATAGTAATATCTTCTGGCTTGATCTGGCCATTTTGTGCCAGGAATTGCTGATTAGCGGATTCCAGCAGTCTATTGTGCAGTTGTTCTACTACTTCCATTGGAAGCTTCTTTAGGCCAGCTAATACTAATTGGGCTTCTTGAATTGTTAAATCACCAAAATTAATAATCATTTCTTTCCCTTCGTTGTTGATTTTTTTGCAGCTTCACGCTTTTCAGAATAGGCGATTGCTACGGCTTGCTTGCTGGACTTAACAACTGGTCCACCCTTACCTGAGTTGAGGGTTCCCCGCTTGAACTCGCCCATTACTTTTTCGACCTTCTTCATTGCTGCTTTTTTCTTCATGGCTTAGTCCTCATCATCTTCCATCTCAAGGCGCTTGCCTGTTGGCACTTCGCCAATACGCTGGATAGGCTTGTTGTACTGAGCAACATTTGCTGCAGTTGGAGCAGAGTTAACTTTTCTACCACCAACACCGTATGGACTCACTGTTCCATAGCATCCGCACTTAACGCACATTTCTACTCCTTTGAACTGTAACTTGTGTTTCTCCGCCAACAGTTGTGTTGTAGTTAGCAGAAATCTGTATTGCTTTTATAGCAACTTCTTCGGCATCTTTGATTGTCTTAGGACCAACCATTGCTACTGCGCCAAGTGCTAAGTTGCCACCACCACCGATTGCATAGAACCCGCCATCATCGCGGGAGAAGGAGTAGTAATGGCTAATCTCATAAATGATTCCGTCAAAGGCAACGAGTGCATCAAAGCCTGCATCTCTATCAGCAGGGTCTGGGTTGTACCCATTGTCAATCATTGCCTTGCGAAGTGATGGCAATACCTTGCTCATCATAAACTTATCTGAATCCATAACCCTGGATACTTTGGGTGGTACCCATAGGTACTGTGCGATATTGGCTGCTTGGTCATCTCCAGCAAAGGCAATTACATACTCACCTTTGGTGATAACCTTCTCAATACCTTTGGCTGTGTAGGGCTTATCGTTGTAGGTAATCCTGGAATCACCAGCGATAACTGCTGCGTTCTTTAACTGGATACCAACGATGGCTGTCATGTTTGCCCCTTAAGCGCCGTATGCTTTTCCTGTCTTGTTTGAAATATCTACTGCCTTCTGGACTGCCTTCATGCTTGTACCTGCTGGCTGAATACCTTGAGCGCGGGCATCTTTGTATGCCTTGAGTTCTGCATCCCACTTTGTAGTGGACATACTTACTTTAGAATTGGCATCGCCTACACCCATCTCAAGTGTAGAAACCTTGCAGCCAAAACATCCTTCAACATACTCAGGATGTGCAGTTCGTCTGTGTAAACTCATGCTGGTGTTATGTACTCCCCGTAGCCTTGAGCAGTCAGGGCATCTGCTGTCTCTTGTGTGATTACAGTCTTAGTGCCACCTAGGTAAAACTCAGTAGCAGCATCAACATCTACTTGTGCTGGATAACGATATGAGGAATAGATACCGTTAACTCTTAAGACAGAAACTCCTTTAATAATTTTGTAGCGTGAGAACAATGGACCATCACTCATTGGAGTTTCTTCAACGGTGGGTGTAGTAAAAATGTACTGTGTCATATTGTCCTATTCTGTTGCAGAGGATGGGGCTTTCGCCCCACCCCCCGACAACTACTGCTTAGAGAGCAGCGATTGATGAACCTGATTCGATGCGGTATAGAGCAGCCTCGCGGTAGCGTGACCATCCGATTACACCGTACCATCCGATTGGACGGAAGCGCATCAACTTATCGGTGATTGGTCCGATAACAACTGATGGCTCTTGTGCAACAGCCTCAGCCAATGCCTGCTTTCCAGCAAGGATTGTGTCGAATACGCGAGTTACAGGTGTAACAGTTACAACAGTTGATACTGTTACTGCTGCTGAGTTAGCAACATCTACAGTAAATGTTGTTGTGTTACCTGATGTTGTGATTGCAGTAATCTTAGCACTTGTTCCTACGCCTGTTCCTGAAATCTTGTCGCCGACCTCTGCGCGAGATGCGATGACTGATGTTGAGGCAACACCGAATGTGAAGCCTGCTGATGTACCAGCAACAGTTACGGCTGTTGTAGCCAATGCTGTCTGGTCTGCACCTGACTTGCTTGAGAACATGCGTGGGTTTTCAATGAAGAAAGCACCTTCGTATGTACCGATAGAGCCTGCGAATAGGTTGCCAAGTGAAGCATCTGTGTGCTGGTGTGTGTCACGCCAGCCGACATTGCCTGTCTCAGCACGAAGGTCGTGTGAAACTTCTGGGTGGATACCTGTCCAGTATAGGCTTCCTGAACGAGGAACAGCCTTGTTTGTACGCAACTTAGCAACTGCCTTGCGAAGGTTAGCAGATGTGATTGTCATACCTGCTGTGATTGTTGCTGTTGATGTTGCTGTACCTGAATAGATAACATTGACACCGTTGACGAGCGCTTGCTGTGCAATGTCGTCAAGTGAGTCAGCCATGTTGTAAGCGATGATGTCAGCGATTGCTGGGTCAACATCTGATAGTGAGAGCAGTTCCAACTTGCGTGTTGCAAGTGCAGCGTTACCCTGTTCGTTTAGAGTAACTGAAACTGTTGAGACATCTGGTAGTGCTACTGCATCTACATCGGTTGTCTCTGAAAGAGCAGCAGTTGCTGCAGCCAAGTCATTGTAAAGTGAGAATACAACGCTTGAACCTGGCATCGCCTGCTGTACTGGGCGCTTGTCCGCTACTGCACGAATCATCGGCGTATCGCGGAGGGCAAATTCTACATAACGGTCATAAGCGGTCTTTACAAGACCTGCCATAGACGAGGTATCTGTATATGCCATGTGGGTTCACCTCCTGGTGATTGGTTAGTTGGTTGGGTTAATTACAAACCAAGGAGTGCATCTAGTTCATCGCGTGACTTTGCCTGCAAGACTCGCGACATGGAATCTGTGTCAAGGTTTGGAGCCTGACCAGTAGCGACCATGTTGTTAATTCTTGCTTGAGCAGTCACATCTTGAGACTGTTGTGTTGGCTGATTTTCAGCCTGGGTTACTGCACCAAATACATCGCCGTATTCGCTAATCCAGTTATTGATTGCTTCCTCAGAAGTATCAATGTCTGCTGGTACGAACGCTGCAATCTTTGGATTTAAACCCTTTGCTTGTAGCACATCCTTGACAGTACGCTGACGGGTCTGTGACTTAAGACCTAACAACTCCTGTTCTAGTTCCTTTGCACGCTTTTCAAGCGCACGGTTTACTTTGCGGAGTTGATTGATGCCACCGTCTTGGGTGGTTTCATCATCTTCGTCATCGTATTCATAGTTGGTAGCCATCTACCTATCTCCCTTTGTTAGTTGTATTCGCAATCCACAATGCAGTTAGGGGAAACTACATTGGCTATCACTACCAGTCTTTTACGCCCACCTAGGCTGGTCGGTTAAGTGGGGATTCTTTTATATTTCTGTATCGCTTCTAAGCGATGTACTTGTTACTCCAGAGCGACCACCGAAGCGAGTCATTGTTTCTCGCTCAGCACGCTTCTGAGATGCCATCTGGCTTTGAATGTCTTTGCCAACGATTCCTTGAATCGCCTCATTCTGTGAGTAGTTAGTTCCTTCGATACGAGCAAGGCGTGCTTGCTGGTCTGAGAGAACCTTGGCTTGAGCAAAGGCTGACCTAACTGTCTGGTAGTCCTGTTCACCAACAGCACCGCGTAGTTCTTCTGCGGTAGATAGTGAGACACCAGTAGCAAACCCAACATCCATTGCAGCAGCACCAATCTCAGCAAGGCGTACCTGCTTCTTAATGATGTCCATACCAACGGTTGGATTAAGTAGATAAGCAGTAAGTGCTGAGTTATCTACCTCTGGATAGTAAGTCTTAAACTGTGCAATAACATCTGCGTTATCCTTAACGCGAGTAGCAGCAAGATTGACTCGCTCCTCAAACTCACGAGGGCTAACTAGGTTAGCAACATAAGTACCTAATTGCTTACGAGAACCAAGCACCTTGGTATCAAGTCCGTAAGCCTGTAGTGTCTGTAGGTAACCTCTCTCCATAGAGATATAGGTAGCCTCATTGACAGCCTGACCTGCATCACGAAGTGCTTGCATGCCAGGGAATCTATCCTTGTATGCCTGCTGCTTAGGTAGTTCTAATTTAATCTGTGCAACTGTAAAGTCTTGTCTAATCAAACTATCAACAGTATCAGCAAGGTCTGCTAAACCAAGTTCTGCAAGAGAAGCCTTGAAGTCTTGCTGTGCAGTGCGCTTTGCTGTATCTTCCTTAACACCGTTAACATAATTAACTCCACCAATGTTTCCAGTAAAGTTTGCTCCGTTAAGTTTGAACGGGTCGTTAGTAGTTCCAGAGCCTGTATAGTTTGAGCCACCAGTGTTAGCGTTGTTAGTCTTTATGACACCATTGACATATTCAACTCCGCCAAGGCTTCCAGTAAAGTTTGCGCCATTGAGTTTTAATGGGTCAGTAGCAGTGCCAGAACCTGTGTAGTTTGTGCCACCTGCA